AATAACAAAAACAATAATAGAAGATAAAATAGAAGTTGTAGGAGACTACAAAACTGTGCAAGTAAGAACAGCTACAGTCATTAAAGAAGGCACAGATGCAAAGGGCTATACTGAGCTTTCAAGATCTTTTCACAGACACACTTTAGATTGTGTAACATCATCTTATGATGGTAGTTCTTGGACTCATACAGATACGGATATATCTGGAGAGTCTGCAGAGGTCCAAGCTATTTGTAATGCAGTTTGGACAACAGATATTAAAAACGCAAAGAAAGCAGCTAACGAAGCAACAGGATTATAATGGCAACAACCAAAGAATCATTAGCAAAAGTAGAAGCACAAGTCGACAACATAGAAAAACGTCTAGATAAAGGAGACGTTAAGTTTGACGCTATGGACTCAAAGTATACTAGGTATATTATGGGCCTTTATATACTTATCATAGGTATGAGTGGCGTAGACAGGATTTTTTCTTAGGGATATACTAAACAAACCATAACTTAATAAGGAGTATTTATATGGAAAATAATAACGAAATAAAAACTATTACTTTTGATGGTCAAGAGTATGACATAGCAGATCTAACGCCTAGAGCGATAGAGATGTTTAATGTTGTATTTAAAGCGCAACAAAACCTTAACAACCTAGCAATGGATGTTAAGTTAACTCAAGCGAGTATAAGTGCGTTAAATGGCGATATAAAAACTATTTTAGAAGAGGATAAAATAAAACCTAAGGTTAAAATAGAAACAGAGAAGAAAGACTAGTATGGATGTTGAAAAGTGTAAAGCTGAAATAAAACGACACGAGGGTGAAGTTTTAAAGATATACGAAGATAGTTTAGGTTTTAAAACTCTTGGTATAGGACATTTATGCCAACCAGGAGATCCAGAATATGACTGGGAAGTTGGTACAAAAGTATCACAAGAAGTAGTAGATTTGTACTATGAAGATGACTTTAACAAACACCTAGCAGAAGCAATACATGTGTTTGGTACAGACGAAGCCTTTTATAACTTACCTGAAAATATCCAACACGTGCTTGTTAACATGTGTTTTAATTTAGGTGGCACGAGACTTTCTAATTTTAAAAATATGTTAAGTGCTTGTAGGTCACATAATTGGGAACAAATGGCTGCTGAAATGGAGAACAGCAGGTGGTATTCACAAGTAGGAAGAAGGAGTAAAGAACTACAAGCCTCTGTTCTAGATACTGGAAAATGAAACTATGGCGTACTTTAAACTTAATACATTCGGAGGCAAAGCGCCTAGGATAGCTCCTAGGTTATTAGCAGATACGCTTGCTCAAGCTGCAACAGATGTAAACCTGGAAACAGGCCGTTTAGTACCTATAACAGAAAACTCTACAACAGATCCTTCTAATGGCGTATCTACTTTAGCTAATACAACTAAACAAACTATTTTTAAATACACAGATAGCCCAGAACGTTGGCTACAGTTTGACGAAGATGTAGACGTCGTACGTGGGCCAATAGCCGGGGACACTAACAACACGATCTATTGGTCAGGTCAATCTTTCCCTAGAATGGGCAGAAGTGACATTATTTTAAGTGGTGCTCCTTTTCCTAGTGCTTTTTTTAGATTAGGTGTACCCGCTCCAACAGCCGCTCCAACTGTAGCAGTAGCTGCTCCAACTCAAATAAATGCAACTGTAACTACAACAAGTGGCTCAGGTGTAATAACTGTAACAACAGCTAGTGCACATAATAGTGCCGCAGATCAGTTTGTTACGCTTGCAGGTTTTGGTGCTACAAATGGACTTACTGCTGATGAGATAAATGGCGACTTTAAAATAGTATCTACTCCCTCTGGTACAACTCTTACAGTAGAAACAAGTGGTTCGGCTACTGGGAATGGTACGTCAGGATCTATAACAAATGGAGCTTCTTTTGGTGGACCATCGGACGCTAACATAGATTTTGAAACATCTTATGTTTACACTTTTGTAACTGCTTATGGTGAAGAAGGGCCCCCCTCTCCTGCTTCTACTGTAGTAACAACAGATGATAACCAAACTGTAAACTTAAGCAGTTTAGAAACAAGCAGCGCAAAGTCAAATACTAACTTACTTAAGAAACGTATTTACAGATCTAACACCGGCTCAAATACTACTGCATTTCAGTTTGTTGCAGAGGTAACTCTTGCTACAACTACATACGCAGATACTTCAAACAACAACGAATTAGCTGAAGTTATCCCTTCTACTACTTGGATTGCACCACCAGATGATGATACATCTTTGTACCCAGACGGACCTATGAAAGGGTTATGTGCGTTACCAGGCGGTGTCTTTGCAGGTTTTACAGGTAAACGTATATGTTTTAGTGAACCTTTCTTGCCACACGCTTGGCCTGCTAACTACAGACTTGTAATAGAAGAAGAAATAGTGAATATAAAAGTAGTATCTAATGGTATTTTAGCTACTACAAAAGGAGTGCCCTATTTAATTACTGGCTCAGGCCCTGAGTCTATGACTGCAATTCGTATAGAAAGTTCGCATGCAAATTTAAATAAAAGATCCATGGTAGATATGGGGCCTTATGTTATATACGCTAGTCCGGACGGTTTAATTGCAGCCGAAGGTACAACTGTAAGAAACATAACAGAAGGAATTATTACACCTACTCAATGGCAAGCTAACTATTATCCCGCAACCATAACTGGTTTTATGTGGGAAGAAAGATACGTTGGTTTTTTTGATAGAGGAAGTGGTTCTCCTAGATACGGAGGGTTTATATTTGACCCGAGGGTATCAGACGGCACAAGTTTTGTAGACTTAGATGCAAGTGGCCTTATACGTGGTGGCCACACAGATCCGGACGACAGTCAGTTATATTTAATTATAAGCAACACGATTAAAAAATTTCAAGGTAGTAATACTAATTTAACATTCAATTGGAAATCAAAAGAATATGTTATGCCTAAACCTACTAGTATGGGTTTTGCAAAAGTAGATGCAGAAACTTATCCAGTTAGGGTAAAAGTATACGGAGACGGCAGTGTTATATATAATGCTGTTATAGCTTCTTCTGGTAACACTTTTACTGTAACAGGCACTACGCCTAGTTTTAGTTCAACGGCTATATCAGAACCTGTTGTACGTTTACCGGCCAGCGTTCATAAAACATACGCAGTAGAAGTAGAAGGAGCTACTATTGTTAATGAAATATGTGTAGGAGATTCAATGGATGAATTGAGGACTGTCTAATGCCTAAAACTAAAGTCCCCGCCTTAAAAAATATTCCTAATAAAATAGATAGAGAGTTAAAAGATACTCTTGAATCTATGAAAGAAGCACAAGAAGTAAGATTAGGCAGACGTGGCGATCCTTTAGATAGAGCTATAACCCTTAGAGAACTCATAGATAGCGGGCTGGCTAAGCAACTTAGAAATAGACCTTTTGACCCAAATGGTTTAATTGATTTTATACCTAATGATGATACTGTCGGTGATCTAACTATACCCCCGGCTCCTACAGGGTTAGAGGCTTCTGGTGCTTTTACCGAAATAATAGTTGATTGGAACCCTGCTCAGTATAGTAATCATGCTTTTACAGAAGTGTGGCGTTCAAGAGATGATGAGATAGGCACGGCTGTGCTTATAACAACGACTGCTTCTTTTATTATTACTGATCCTGTTGGCTACGATCAAACTTATTTTTATTGGGTTAGGTTTGTAAGTACTAGTAATGTAAGAGGGCCATTCAACCAAACTAATGGCACAAGAGCAGATACAGTAGAAAATATAGGTGCTGTTATGCAACAGCTATCAGAAGAATTATCTAATTTACCTGGGTTTAATCTGATGTCTACTATAGCTACTGCAGCTACTGTTATCAGATCATCAAACGAACCTAGTGCAAGAAACGATAGTTCAGCTATACAGGTTAATGATATTTGGTTTGATACCGATGATGGGCAAGTTTATACTAGAAACTCGGCTAATAGTGCTTGGGTAGCCTCTCGTGATGCTACATTAGTTACACTTGTAGGGGCTAGTAGTTTTACGGGTAGCACCATATCAAGTGCGTTGTCTACAGCTCAATCTGATATTGTCACTGTCACTAACGCACAAAGTGCTACTGCGTCTTCTTTGACTAGTTTAACTTCTACAGTTACAAGCAATAATAACACTCTTACTGCTTCTATTAACTCTGAAGCTACTACAAGAGCTAACGCAGACACAGCTTTGACAAATAGTGTTAACAACCTAACATCTACAGTCAATGGCAACTCTAGTTCAATCAGTACGTTAAGTACTACAACTGCTAGTCATACAGGTGACCTTAACGCTATGTTCGTGCTTACAGTTGCTACAGAATCAAATGGCAGTAAGTCAGCTGCGGGTATGGTCGTGGGGTCCAATGCTAGTAATGGCTCAGGGGCACAATCTTTTGTGCAGTTTCAAGCAGACAAGTTTGCAATTTGGAACAACACAAATGCAAGTGTGGCGCCGTTTATTGTAAGTGGAGGTTCAGTATTTATAGACAGTGCACGTATTCAAGACGGAGCTATAACAAATGCACGTATTGCTGATGGAACTATTCAAAGTGCTAAAATTGGTACTGCGGCTATTACAAGTGCGAAAATAGGTGATCTACAAGTTACAACGGCTAAAATTGCAGATGCAAATATTACCACCGCTAAAATTGGTAATGCACAAATTACAAATGCAAAAATTAATGATTTAAGTGCTGATAAGATAAATGCTGGCACAATATCTGCTGATAGGATTGGTGCTAATACTATTACTGCTGATAAAATTAATGTAACAAATTTGGTTTTGCCTATATCTAGAGGCACTGTATCTAGCGTAGGTCCGTTTAACAATAACACTATGCGTCTAATACACGTAGCTGATATTGGTACAGCTACAGGTATATATAGTGGTTATGTTCGTATTTTTGGTAGTAACGGACAAGTTAAAACCCTTAGTGTGGTCATAGGAGATGGTAGTTATGGGGCTGGTTCTAGTTTTGATTTAAGAAGTGATTTTGCGTATGCAAATAATTCTAGTATGAATGTACCTATTGCAGATAGCGGATCTGCTCAATATCATTCAGGACAATCACAGTTTTGGTCAGCCATTGATAGATTTAGTAGTACAAGTCATATGGTACAGTTAGACGTAACTGTAAGAAAAATAAGTAGCACTAGTTCTACCATGGCTTTATATATACTGGCACAAGGAAATGGTAATTCTAGGTTTCTTTCATCTGTACAATTTGCATTTTATAGGTTCTCGGAGGCATAGTGGCAATACATAATTTTAATTACAGTTATGCTTATGTTGGGGTACATACAACGCCGCTTAGTGAAAAAGATGACACGGCTATAGTTACAGAGATAACTGTTGCAGTTACAGCTACAGACAAGGCAGACAATTCTAAAACACTTACTAAGAATTTTTCTAAAGTATTTAGTCCTTTTTCTATAAAAGATAACGGAATACCTTCTGATTTTATTTTAATAAAAGATCTAACAGAGCCCCAAGTTATACAATGGTATAAAGATATAGAAGACGAAACACGTTTAGATGCTATATTTACTTGGAAAATCTATGGGCCAGAAGAAGTTGATACCATAACAGGAGATTGATAGAATAAACTATGTCAAATATTAAGGAGACAAATTATGCCAAGAGGTAAAGGAACATATGGGAGCAAAGTAGGTAGGCCAAAGAAAAAAATGGCTAAAAAACCTATGAAGAAAAAAGCTCTTACAAAAAGGCAAGAGGCCACTATGAAGCGACATTCAAAACACCACACTGCTAAACATATGAAGTACATGAAGAATCTTATGATGAAAGGTAGCACATTTACTGCTGCTCATAAGAAAGCTCAAAAAGCAGTTGGTAAATAATGTACGAATATAGGTGTGAAATAACCCGGGTGGTAGACGGAGATACTGTTGATGCCGTAATAGATTTAGGTTTTGACGTATCATATAAATCTCGTGTCAGACTATACGGAATCGACACACCAGAATCACGAACACGTGATCTTGACGAAAAAGCTAGAGGTAAACTAGCAGGAAAGTTTTTATCAGATGCTATCTTGCATGCTGATGATTTAAAAATACAAACAAAACTAGACAAGAAAGGGAAGTTCGGTAGAGTTCTAGGCGTTATTGTTGCAGATGACGTAGATCTAAACCAAGCAATGATTGACAATTATCTTGCTGTTGCCTACACAGGACAAAGCAAAGACGACATAGAATCAGAACATTTAGCAAATAAACAAAAACTATTGGAGCTTGGGAAATATGAAGAAGTTACTGGGTAATATAATAGGAAGCGTTGCTCCAACATTAGGAACTGCATTGGGTGGACCCTTAGGTGGTATGGCAGGAGATGTTATATCAAAAATTTTAGGGGTAGATAATAACCCTGCATCATTAGAAAAAGCCATTGCAACTGCTACACCTGAGCAATTGATGGAAATAAAAAAAGCTGAAAAAGACTTTGAAGCTAAGATGAAAGAACTTGACGTTGATTTGTACAAGTTAGAAACACAAGAAAAACAAGATGCACGAAAGACTTTTAGTAAAGACTGGACTGCTAGAATAATTGGTATAGCTATGGTTGGTGGTTTCCTTGGCTATATCTTCCTCGTGACTCTCCAACCACCAGAACAAAACAGTGAGGCTCTAATTAATTTGGTCTTAGGTTATCTCGGTGGCCTAGCATCTGCAGTAATATCATTTTATTTTGGGGCCTCCAATAAACAAGACTGATGGAATCAGCAGTCACCGTAATACAAGAAGTTGGCTTTCCTATTGCAGCAGCGTTAGGGCTTGGTTGGTTTATCTATAAATTAATTATGCGTATTGTCGACGGTATGGAACAAAAACTAGATGTAGTTGATGAAAAGGTAGCCGGACAAATACAAGCAATCGAAGAGAGACTTGGCACGAAACTTGACTCTCAACATGGTATTTTAGTAGCATTAATAGACAGAATACGTAGTTTAGATAATGAAATCATAAGGCAAGACACCTTGATTAAAACTATTCTTGGCGTACCTCAACTTATAGATAGCAACAAAATTGCTAAGGCGGATAGAGATGACCAAAGGAAAGACTAAAAAACAACTGCAAAAAGAAGAAGCAGACAAAGTTCTTATGTTAAAAATAATAATGTTTATCGGAGCTATTTTAGCTGTAGGCATTTTTGTTATAAATGTAAAAGCAGATCAAATAGTGCACGGTTTTAAAAACCCTAGTTTTAGTGGTGTAGGCACTAGTTCACATTATCTTACTATTGAAAACCAAGAGTTTAATCGTAAAGAAAACATTAAAGCAGAACTAAAAGCATACAAAGAACAACTTAAAAGAGATGCAGAAAATACTACACTTGCAAGATTTATACGTAACTTAGAGTCTAGAATATATGCACAACTGTCTAGGCAATTAGTAGATGCTTTGTTTGGAGATACTCCTCAAACACAAGGTATTATTGAACTGATGGGTAACACTATTGAATACAGCGTAAGCGAAGATGGTACAATGATAACTTTGAAGATAACAGACCCAGATGGCAATACTACAGAAATTACGGTACCTATCGGTTCTTTTACTTTCTAGTTGCGCGTCACTATTATTTGACCCCATAGAAAATAATATAGCTCCGATACGAAAAATCGAATCAGCAAATATACAAGAGTTAGTTATATCTGACTTAAAAAATTGTCGTGCACCTGAACGAATGCCCACTGTCGCTGTGTACGGAACTGCTTTTACTGACCAAACAGGTCAAAGACTTAGCAACTCTATGTACGCTAGTTTTTCTACGGCGATAACCCAACAACCTAGTGCTTATTTAATCAAGGCTCTTAAAGATGCTTGCAAAGAAAACGGTGGCTTTTTTACTGTAGTTGAAAGAGGAGGACTGGATAACCTGACTAAAGAACGTCAAATAATTCGTAGTGGTAGAACAGAAAATAAAGATAAAACAAAAATAGGTACTTTGTTATTTGCAGGTTTACTACTAGAGGGGGCTGTAGTTTCTTACGAGTCTAATACTACTTCAGGCGGAGCAGGTGCTAGATATTTAGGGATTGGTATTTCTAAAGCTTACAGAACAGACTCTTTGACAATACAACTGCGTCTTATATCTGTAAATTCAGGTCAGGTGCTGTTGGAAAAATTAGTATCTAAGACCATTCTTAGTGTATCATTAACAGACGACGTGTTCCGTTTTATTGAAGCTGGTACTGAATTAGTAGAGATAGAAAGTGGGGTAGTTCGAAATGAGTCTGGAGGACTTGCTTTGCGTTCCGCTATAGAAACCGCCGTATTAGAAATTATCAAGGAGGGTGAACAAGCTGGATATTGGAGTTATAAATGAAAAAACTTTTACCCTTACTACTAGTTGGTTTTTTGTATGCGGATAATGAAGTGTATGTTGACCAGTCCGGGAATAACGCAAACATAGACATAGAACAGTTAGGTTCGTCTAACATCATTGGTGGACTAAACGCTGTTAGTGGTACTATGACCGCGCTCGATCTTGACGGTTTAAATCTTACTTTAGATATAAATCAAATAGGTAGCTCAAACAAATTCTTAGGTGATATCTTAGGAGATAGCATTACAGGTTTTTTTGAGTTTGATGGAGACAGCAACGTATTTGATATACAAATAGATCCAACTGATACTTACGGGGCAGATTCAGGTAACTACAATGTAGATGTAACTGGTTCTAGTAACGACTTTAATTTAAATGTTGGTACTAATGCTTTAGCTTCGACACTTGACTTAGACTGGATAATTAATGGAGATAGCAACGCATTTGATTTCGACATTGATTATGACTTAGCTACATCTTATGTAGATGTGGATGGGGACTCTAACTCAATAACATTTGACGGAAGTGGATATCAAAATGGGTATTTCTATCTTGACCAAACAGGCAACAGCAGGACTTTTAATATTACACAATCATCTACATTGGCTAGTGACTGGCTTAAGATTTTGTCTACTGGCAATAATGGCACTGTGTGTGTTGTTCAAAACGACGGCGGTACAAGCACAAGCTGCTAACATTGGAGACATATCTGAGCTAAACGGCTCTGCTGAAGTAATACGAGACAAGTCTTACGGGGCTGAGTTAGACTTTGGCATTCAACAAATGGATGATGTCCGTACCACTACGGGCCGTGTAGGAATTACTTTCCTGGACAACTCTATCGTACGACTAACAGAACATTCTAAGTTAGTTATTACTGAATATGTATTTGATCCTGACCCTTCAAAAGGCAAAATGGCTTTAAAGTTTGCAAGTGGTACAGCTAGATTTGTAAGTAGTAGATTAGGAAAAATAGATAAAAGTAGAATAAAGTTATCCACACCTACCGCTGATATAGCTATTAGAGGGACTGATTTTACTTGCACGGTAGATGAATTAGGTCGTAGTTTAATAATACTTTTACCTGATGAAAATGGCATATCTAGTGGGGAAATACTTGTCACTACTGCAACAGGTAGTGTTACTCTCAATAAACCCTATCAAGCTACAACTGTAGAAGTATGGGAAACGACTCCAAGCAAGCCTGTAATACTTGATCTTACTTTAGATGTAATAGATAACATGCTTATTGTTACACCTCCAGACGAACAAAAGTTATCCACAGAATCATCCACAACGTCCGTAGCTGACAGTGGAGCTATATTGGATATAGATTACTTAGAGTTTAATGAGCTAGATACAGATGATTTAGCTGAAGACAGTTTAGAGTTTACAGAGTTAGATATAAACTTTTTAGATGTAAATTTCTTTGAAGATTTGCTTGCAATAATAGAAGAAGTAGACCAGTTAGATGCAAAAAATTTAGCTGTAGGTGCTTTGGTCCAAGGCACAGAAATAGGACAAGATTTAGAAACACAAATAATAACTTTACTACAAGGAGAACAAATTGCGTTTCAAAGAAAAGTCAATCAGAATGCGCAGTTGACGGTCAATAGTGGTCAAGGTTACACTATTATTTTAATACAGGATGGTAAATACCAACAGATTGTAGTTAATGGTGGAGGTAACTCTACTATTACGATTACACAGGGGTCAGGATGAAGAAATGGATTTCGTTACTTAGTATACCAATACTATGCATGCCATTGTTATTTAACTGGCAAGCATTAGAAATCCTTAAATTAAAAACATTTGACGCACTCGTACAAACACCAGATCCATCTGGTTGGTTTGTAACTTTAGATATAACAGAAGAAGATGTAACACTTGCGGGCGGATGGCCCTATCCGCGACAAGACCTTGCACGAATACAATTAGACTTGTTAGATGCAGGAGCTTTAGGTGTAGGTTGGGTTGTTGCGTTTCCACAAGCAGATAGATTTGGTGGAGACCAAGCATTTGCAGATGCTTTATTACAAGGTCCGAGTGTAATTGCTACGTTTGAAGGAGGCAGTTCTTACGCACCAACTACAGGCACAGTTATATTAGGAGATGGAGAACCCATACAAGGTATTGAAGCACAAGGCGTAATAGGGAATGTGTCCGTGTTAGCAGACTCAGCCTACCAGGGGCTAGCAGTCGCACGTACCGATGTAGATAATTTAGTAAGACGTTTACCTTTACTACTTCAGACACCAGATGGTTGGACTCCGTCTTTTGGTATACAAGTTATCAAAATGATTGGTGGTGCAGATACGTACATTATTAAAGGACAGCAGGGACAGATTGAAGAACTTACTGTACCTAATTATGCAGAGATACCTGTAGACAGTATTGGGCGTAGGTGGGTGTCCTGGATAAATACGCCAAGCACAACGTTACAAGAGATGGACGTAGCAGATAAATTTGTATTTATAGGTGTTAGTGCTAAAGGGGTGATGCCGCAGATAGCTACAAGCGATGGACTAAAATATCCACACCATGTACAAGCAGCCCTAGCAGAGAGTATGACCGTAGACGTACCAGCAATACCAGGCACTGCATTATTATATGAATTACTTATATTAGTAACAGTGCTTATATTAGCTGTAGTTATAGTACGTGTGTCTGGTTTGGTTGGCACTGTTGTAGGGATCGTGGGCCTTGGATCTATGACCGCGGTCGGTGGTTGGTATTTAATTACATCTAATATACTTATAGATGTTAGTTACAGTTTAGTATCAATGGTGCTTATATCTGTGCAAGAATTTTATTTAAGATTTAATGAACAATTTAAATTACGACAGTTAATTAAAAAACAATTCGAACACTACCTGGACCCCAGGCAAGTTGCACGATTGCAAAAAGACCCTAGCTTACTTAAGTTAGGAGGAGAACGTAGGACTTGCACGTTTTTATTTACTGACGTTAGGGGTTTTACAAATTTATCTGAAAAGTTAGAACCAGAACAAGTTACTGAAATAATGAATAAAGTGCTTACCGCGCAAGTAGAGTGTATTCAAGCACACGGTGGTATGGTAGATAAGTTCATAGGCGACGCATGCATGGCCATATTCAATTCCCCCCTAATGATTGATGAACATGAAAAACGTGCTGTCGCCTGTGGCCAAGATATGCGCACAGCAATTAAAATGCTACAAAAAGAATTGCCTGAACCAATTGCTATTGGTATTGGTATAAATACTGGAGAAGCAGTAATTGGTAATATGGGGAGTAATACAAGATTTGACTATTCAGCAATAGGAGATGCTGTGAATACAGCGGCACGATTAGAGAGTGCAACTAAAGAAGCAGGTGTAGATATATTGATTGGAGAAAGTACGTACAAAAAGTTATCACCTGATGTGGAAGCTAGCTTTGTACGAGAAATAAAAGTAAAAGGCAAAGCAAAAGCTTTGAAGGTGTATACTATATAAATGGCTAGAAATTATAGAAAAGAATACGATAACTACCAAGGTAGTACCGCACAGAAAAAAAGACGTGCTCAACGTAATAAAAT